CAATAGCGGCGTTCTGTGAGAGTAGCAAGCCTTGAATTGTCAGGGCTGGTTGTTCACACAGAGCGCCGTTGTCATTCAAGGAGCGAATATGGACGAAATGAAAATCGGAGCAAGGAACAGCGCAAAAGACAAGGAGCGCATAGCGACCATCAAACAAGCGGCCAATTCGATCATCTCCACAGCTGACGAATTGCAACCTGACGAGGAAACACAGGAGGTCGTCAAGGGCAACCTGGAATTGCAATTACCTGAATTTCACGTTATCGGTGAAACGATGGTCAAGGCTGCTGGTGACATGGAGCTTGACGTGTTGCTGGTTCCGTTCGGCGGTCCTGACAACGGCAAAGACACTGACGGACAGTTTTTCAGCGACAAGACGAACATCCAGCAGGACATCTACAAAACGATCCCGGCCTACTATTATCACGGCTACGATCCTGATGGAAGACCCCAGGGTGATCCCGTTGTAATCGGCATGATGCACTACGACCACACGGACGCGAAGGGGCACTGGTACCGCGCCGTGTTGGACAAGACCAACGAATACGCAAGACGAATATGGGACGCGGCAAAGAGAGGGCTTGCGCGTGCGTCGTCTGGGACAATCGGACACATTGCCAGGGCTGCGCGGGACGGATTTATCAAGTTATGGCCGGTTGTGGAGGGTTCGCTGATTGACGAAAACGAAACCAGACATCCGGCGAATGCATACGCCGTGGCGCTCCCGGTCTTGAAAGCAAGACAACCGGATTTAGTAATTCCTTCCGACATGGAAGATAACGATGGCGAGCCAGGTTCACCAGAGGCTGATGATTCAGCGGTGAATAGCACAGCCACTAAAAACGAACCAATCAAAACAAGGAGAAATGAAATGGACGAAATCGACATTGCAAAAATTGTGGCTGACGAAATCGCAAAATCCGATGCCGCGAAAGCCGAGGCAGCCAAGAAAGCGGCCGACCTGCAGGCTGAAATTGATAAGGCTGTAAAAGCCAAAGAAGACGAGATGGAGAAGAAATTCGCCGAGACCGGACGCCTTCCTTCTGACCGCGCACCGTACGCAAAGAAATTTGCTGATACCGACAAATTCGACAACCTCGATGCGGCTGATACCGCAACCATGATCGGCGTGCTCAAGGCCGCTAACAAGCCAGTAAGCGAAAGCGCACTCAAAGCGTTATCGCTGAAACTCGAAGAGGACAAAAGCGAAGTCGGTGAGGTCGGACGCAAGGCGATGAAGGCGGCTGGTATCAAGACCGGAGAGATCGACTACTCAACCTCAGACGGATATGGTGATGAATGGGTGGGCGTAGCCTACTCTGCCGCACTGTGGAATTCGATCCGCGCCGGTTCAAACATCATCGGAAAAATTCCCTCCATCGAATTTCCGAAGGGCGTGGAATCAATGAACATCCCGCTGGAATCGACCGATCCCGTGTGGTACAAGGTGGCTGAAAACACCACCAATGGCACCACCCTGGGCGCACCTGCACCGACCATCACCTCAAGCCGCATCGGAACTGACCAGGCCAGCCTGACGCTTGCGAAGCTGGGCGCGCGGGTATTCTACACCGGGGAACTTGAAGAGTCCTCGATGGTACCGTTCGTGTCAGAACTGCGTCGGCAACTGCAGGTGTCAGGACAGGAATACCTGGAATCAGCCATCATCGATGGCGATACCGAGGCTGGCGCGTCAGCGAACATTAACGACATCGGCGGCACGCCTGCTTCAACTGACTGGTTCATGGTGTGGAACGGATTCCGCAAGTCGGCGCTCGTTACTACCACGGCGAACAGCCGCAGCGCGGGCGGATCACTTGACATAACCGACTACCTGGAAACCCTCAAACTCATGGGCGCCGCCGGTATCAACTCACTGGATCAGAACCAGGTTGAATTCATCGTTGACCTCAACACCTACTACAAGACATTGACCCTGCCAGAAGTTTTGACCCGCGACGTCTTCTCATCGCCTACCATTGAGGGCGGGCGGTTGACACGCCTGTTCGGGTATGCGCTGAATGCGTCCGGGAACATGCACAAGGCCAGCTCTGACCGCAAGGCGAACAGCGCGGGCAAGATCAACCAGGACACCACGAGCGCAAACGCCTATGGTGCGATCCTTGGTGTACGCTTCGACCAGTGGAAACTTGGCTGGATGCGCCATATCAAGATCGAGACCACTCGGTTTGCGTCCTCGGATTCAACCGAGATCGTTGCCCAGATGCGCGTCGGACTGAAACAGCGCGACACCGAAGCATCCGCGATCACCTACTACGTGGGTGTGTAGCCTGACGGCTGACGGGTAAAACGAGGGAGGGAGGGAACTCCCTCCCTATAACAAAGGAGTAAAAAATGGCAAGAACTTATGTCGCACGTGGCAACGATAAGATCAATGTTTCGCATAGTGCCCTGATTGATTTATCAGGCGCAGCTGTAGCCCAAACGGTGATGGAGCATTTCACCCGTGCCGCAATGATCGAAAAAATCAACATTCTTTACGTTGAAGCGTCAAGCGCGGACGCTGGTGTTGCGCTCAAGGTTGGGCGCGAGGGTGACGATGACGGGTACTACACGGGAACATCGGCCGTAAGTCAAAATGCTTGGGATGAAGTAAATGTTACGCCGCTCGCTAAACTGATAAACGCTGGCGATTCTCTTACTTATCTGTGTGCCGGTAGTAAAACCGGAACAGGAACGGTGATTATCACCGTCGAGTGGCGGTTCGTGGAGTAGTTATGAAAGTTAAATTTTTACAGGACTTCAGAGGACGGGAAACGAACGAGATATTTTATCAGGCTGGTGACGTGGTTGATATTGACCCCGTTGACCTGGTAAAACGCGGCATTTGCGAACTCGTCAAAGAAGCGCCTAAACCGGAAACACGGGCAACTGTACCGCCTACCAAAAAAAGGAAATCAAAATGAGAAAAGCCGTCTTAAAAGCCACCACGGACGCAAGTGGTAACGCAACCGTAGATCACGTCTCAAACGTACTGGGCAAATTGTACGCCGTACTCTACAAACCTGGCACCCTGGATACGGGCGCGACCATCACTTTGACATGTCAGGGCGTGTTTGCAAAACCGCTATTGACGAAGTCAAGTGCTGGCACGACTGATACGATGTACTATCCGCGCGACATTCCCCATGCAACAGAGAGTGGCGCAGTTCTTACCGCTACGGCGGGCGGAGATCGTGTCATGCCGCTCATAAATGGCGTGCCGCGTCTCGTCGTGGCAAGCGGCGGCAATGTCAAGACCGGACAGGTGATCCTCTACTACGAGGACTGATATGACCATTACCAACGGGTATTGCACCCTGACAGATTTCAAACACTGGATGACGGCATCCGGACAAACGCTGGAGGCTGATGTTGGCGACGACGCGGTTATTGAGACCATTATCGAAGCAAGCAGCAGGTTCATAGACGGGGAGTGTTCGCGCTACTTCTACAAGAACACGGACGGGGCTCGCTACTACACTGCAATAGATGCAACCTGCGTAAGAACGGACGACCTTGTAAGTGTGACCGCGCTTAATACGGATGATGGGACACGGGCGTACTCTACTGCCTGGACAGAGGATGATTTTGACCTATGGCCTTATAATGCCGCGCTTGATGGCAGGCCATATGTGCAGATCATAATATCACCCTACACGCATTATCACTTTCCAGCTAACACAGCAAAGGGCGTAAAGGTTACAGGAGTGTTCGGCTGGCCATCAATACCAGCGCAGATACAGGAGGCGTGCATTATGATTGGTCTTTCCACGTATAAGCGCCGGTACGGTGAAAACCTGTCGAGTGTGGCGACCATCTCGGCGGGCGGAGTAGTGATCACTCCTCAGGATGTACCCGCTACCGCATGGGCGAAAATCAATCCATTCAGGCGGCGTATCTAATGGCTGGGGTGAAACTATCCACATTGATTACCGCGATAGGTGATCTATCTGTCACTCTGACAAATGGCAAAAAGCTGAAAATTCTTGACGACGCCACACTGCCGGAATCTGCCGTAAGGCTGGGGGGCGTGTTATTCCCGAAGCCGGATGGGTTCATAAGCGGATTTACTGTTGAGCCAGTAACCTATGGCGCGAACGGGGTAGAGAGGATGGACATTCGCTATGCCCTGACCTATGTGTTTTGCGATATTTCGATGGGGTCTAACAGATCGCTCGGTGATAACTACACCGCACTGGTCAAGGATACCGTTCTGATACTAAACAGCATTCTGACGAATGATGATATTGCAAACGGCATAGATTTGCGCATTGCGGATATAACCAGTTTCGGGCTTGTCGCCGATCCGGCGGGCAATTTCTTTTATGGCACGGAGATACAACTCAACGTGCTGGAATTTTATGAGGCGTGAATGACCAGGACAAATTCAAAATATACCAGGATTTATGTCAACGGGTATGAAATATCCTGCCAGGCATCGAACATTGGAACGGTCGGATATTCACAGGATGCGCCGATGGTCGCTGCTTATTGCGACGAGGTGCTGAATACCGTACTCGGTCACTCAACGATCCAATGCGGACCGATAAACGCATTCTTGTCGCCATCCGACACTACCGGAATACACGAGGTGTTTGATGCCGGCAATGATATCGCTAATATCATGATCGCCTTTGGCACGCTGGCTATTCCGGCGGCTGGCGATCCTGTATTTGCCTGGACGATGCAGCAGGGAGAATACACCGCACAGGGCGACGGGGTAGTGGGGGTCAATATTGGATTTCCTAACGCGGCATATTCAACCGTGAAAGGATATTATTCCCCCTTTGGAAAGTTAGTGCATGCAAAAGGAGCCGAAACCGCGGTAAATAGTGCGCTTGCAACCATTGATAACGGCGCAGCTTCTACAGCTGGAGGAATATTCGCCTATCAGTTATTCAGTTCTGATGGTCCCGTGACACTCTCAATAGATGATGCAGCGGATAATATGTTGAATAGCGACTTTTCCGCATTATCAGGAGCAACAAGTGGCGTGATTAATGCTTCAACTGCACCGCTATCCGGAATGGTCGCGCTCGGAACTACCGCGACAGTAAGAAGGTTTATACGCTGGCAGATTGCGTTCGGACTCGGCGCGACTACAGCGACATTTGCCCTGGCATTCATCAGGGGAACATAAGGAGAATAAATGACCGCACAAACAGGAAGAACCAATGCAAAACACATCAGTTTCTATTTGGACAACTCATCTAGCACGTTGACCGACCTCACCGCTTACACGAAGAGCATCGGTACGGTTGGGCTGACATTCGAAGAGCAGGATGTGACCGCCTATTCGGACGGGGTAAAGAACGTCACCATCGGACGGGCTGACGCTCCGTTATCTGTTACTTTTCAAATTGACACCGTTGTGTACGCTCACCTCATTGCCCTGAGCCGCACAACCCCATTGTCGCTGGATATTCGATTTGGCATCCGGCACGCCTGGGAAATAGGGGAGCCGTGTTTTGGAATATCCTCAAGCGCAACCAGCGGGTATCTGCTGAAGGACTTGACCATGACCGATACTGAAATCAATGCTTCGTTTGTTGTGTTTGGACCAACGGCGCCCAATTGGGCGACAGCTGCTCATACCTAAACCATGGCAAAAATAATTATCTCACCATCAAAAAAATGGGCTGGAACTGTCACGCTATCGGATCCCCTATCCATGCCACAGGTATTGGCATTCGAGGATGCGATACAGGACGCGCAGGAGCAGGCAATAGAACGCGGTAATACCGTTACGGTCAAGGATAAAGACGGCAATGAAAAAAAGACCGCTAATGCCCTATCCGCACGGTACATGATGGGAATATTGCCTGGAGTTTGCGCATGCGTGGAAAAGTGGGAATTACAGGGGTTGCCGGAAAAAGTGACCCCTGACACATTCCCCGGTTCGCCGAAGATAGCAAGTGCAGAGTTATTGGCGTGGCTTGTACAAGAAATAATGAAATTGTATGAGGACGCGGAGACTGTCCCAAACGCGTGATCGCCAACGCCTACAGGTATGCAGAAGGGGTTGGCGTTTCAAGGGAAATTGAACTGGGTTTGACGGTTAGCCGATTCGGAGCACAGTCTGTATTCGGGCGGGTGATCGGAGCCAGAGAGATACGCAGGATAGCGATGGCGGAGCGGATAGTGAGAGCATACCGAGAACGCGAACAGGCTGAAAACTGGGCGAAGTGGGTAGAGAACAACCCCCACGATGCCGAACTGCTGTCCATAGCGGCGGAGTTGGTAAATGGCGAATAATGTAGACATTATCATTAAGGCTGTCGATAAGGCAAGCGGAGAGATCAATAAAGTTTCCGGGTCTGGAAACAAACTATCCGCAGCTTTCAAGAGCCTGACCGGATTTTCGCTTGGGGCCGGTGCTGCTATGGCGGCAGTAGGCGCGGGCGTGAAATTTATGCAGCAGGCGGTGGACGAAACTGTAAATTACGCAACAGAGATTGACAACCTGAGCCGCTTGCTTGGCATAAGCACCGAGGACACCTCGCGGCTGGTACAGGCGAGCGACGACCTGTTTATCTCGCAAGAAAAACTGGCAAGTGGATTACAAGCGGCGACCAGGCAGGGCATTGACGTAAGCATCGAAGGGCTAAAAAGGCTATCCGAACAATACCTCGCAATGCCGGAAGGTGTCGCGCGGTCAGAATTTGTACTAAAGACGTTCGGGCGTTCTGGCGCTGAAATGGGCAAGCTTATGGAGGTCGGCGCCGAAGGAATAGATAAGGCAACTTCCGCGATTGCTGACAACATGGTAGTCACCCAGCAAACAATGGAAGACATTATGGACTACAAGCGGAGCGTTGATAACCTAAACGATGCGTGGCAGGGGGTTAAGTACACCATAGGAACGGCGGTTATTCCGGCGCTGACCGACCTGTTGACCTATATCAACGAAGCGTCCAGTGGGACGATGGAATTCAGTCAGGCGACCGCTAACTGGCTAAACAAACTATTTGAGGGAACTGCGCTGGAGTCTGATTTTGCCAAAGCGGCGCGTAACGCAAAAGAACAGCAAGAGGGCTTTAACCTCATGCTTAAAGATTCGAGGAATGCTGGCATCATATTTGACGCGAGCATTGGATCGTCTATCACTTCGCTCTATGGGTTGTCAGACATTATACCCCCGGTAACTTCCTACTTTTCAGACCTCACAACCGAGATGCTATTCAGCCAGGCAGCGGCCGGGCTGGATGCTGAAGCATCAATGGCACTGGCAGAATCAATGGGACTGATAGATGGTGAGACTAAGATAGTGTTGGACGCACTTGGAATGCTGCGCAGCGACCTGGATACGGGCAAAATCTCGCTTGACGAATATAATGATCGCGTGGCGACACTGAATGAACGCATGGCGCTTATTCAAAGCAAGACGGTAACAATCACCGTGAGGACGAGTTATGAAGATCAGGGCGGATTATGGGGGCAGGGCGGAAACGCATATATAGGGCTCCCAGAATCCAACCGGGCAACTGGCGGACTTGGGGGCGGATGGACGCGAGTAGGCGAGATGGGACCTGAAATGGTTAAGCTCCCTCCAGGTTCACAAGTGTACTCTAACACGCGATCTAACCAGATGAGCGGAGGGTACGAGATAGATTATGATCGCATGGCGCGGGCAAACGCGCGCGCGTTCTCCGAAGAGTTGCAGAAAGCGGGTAGATAATGGCGAACCCCACGATAACCTGGCATTATTGGGATGGCGACTCATGGGTGGATATAACAACCTACGTGTTAGCAGATACCTGTTCTGGTAGCTGGGGAATGCGGTCAAACAGGTACACAGATAGGTTGGCGGGTCCTGGAGAAATGAGATTTACCGTAAAGAATAAAACGGGCGAATTTGATCCAGACAGTGCGAACGCGCTTACTGGCTGGAAGAAAAACACAAAAATTATATGGACGGTTACATTTGATGGTGTGTCATGGCGCAGGTTTTACGGCGCGGTGAACGATATCCAATTTAGCGACCCCTCCACATATGCCCATACCGCGACAGTTTTGGTGACCGATTGGATGGAGTACGCCTACAAGCGAACCATCAACCAACAGAGCATTGAAACAAACAGGCGCGGCGACCAGGTAGTAAACACTATCGTTGACGCTGTGGGACAGACCCCGCTTGCCACAAGTTACGACATTGGCTATTACGAGTTTCCGGCGGCATTCGACAGCATGACCACCAAGACAAAAGCCGCGACAGAGCTAAACAAAATCGTTCTATCAGAGGGGGGGTACTTCTACAACCGACACGACAAAGTGAACGGCGAGACATTGGTTTTCGAGAGTGCGAGTTATCGGAATGACAATAGAACATTATCAAAATTGCCAGTATTGGCGGAATCGTCCGGCTATTTACTCAAAGCTGGCAGCACAACCGACCTTATTCTCATGGCAGGAAGTACAACCGATAGGATTGTGCTTAATCAGGCGACGGATGCAAACTTAAACGGGCTGGCAACCGAATATAAACGAACACACGGCGACAATATCCTGAACAAAATCACAGTCACCGCGTATCCGAAACGAACCGACACATCAATACAGGTGCTTTACTCGTTGGGCGATATTATCAAAATCTCGCCAGGGGAGACCAAGACAATCACTGTGCGTTATCAGAACACAACGACAAAAGAATACTGCAACGCGATTTCGAGTCTAATGATTCAACCTGTTGCCACCACCGACTACCTGATGAACACAAAGAAAGACGGAACAGGAACAGACATTACCAGCTACTTGACTGTGAGCGTAACTTACAGAACTGCGGAAGCAGAAATTAGCATGACCAATGCAAGCGGGTATACGGGAAAAGTGACCTTCTTGAGGCTGCGTGGATATGGCGTTTACCAGGATTCGAGCATCAGGGCTGTGGTAGAGGATACCGCCTCGCAGGCGTCCTATTCCGAGCTGGAATTGAACATCGAACAGCAGTACCAGCGAGATACAATTGCTGGCGAGGTGTGGGCTGAAAAGATAATCACAAGGGACGCATCACCCAGAACACAGCTTGACAAAATTTCGTTTATTGCCAATAACAGCGACACCGCGATGCAAGCCTTCCTGTCAATAGACATAGGCGACATGGTCAAAATAACCGAACCAACACTAAACCTTGACAATTACTATTTTGTGAACGGAATCGAGTTTGCAATTACAGGAAGAGACCTCATCGCATATTCATGGATATTAGCAGAGGCGGACCCCAGCCTCTACGGAGGCGACCTTTCCCTGATAGCGGTAGAGTTTAACGAAATGGATCACAGCGCAACCGGCGGCAACCCGGCGGTATCCGGGATTGTCACATATGGCAACGTCCCCGAACTGATCGACCTGCCAGAACAGTCGATCACGGCATGGGTGAACATGAATACCGCTGAAGTTCTTGGCAACATTGTATGTATGTGGGTGGATGGTGCGGGAGGATTGGAGTGGTCGTGTGGAATCAGGGAAACAGCAGGGTTGTGGTTGGAATTAATTATACCGCATTCTAATAGTGACTTGCGTTGGCGTTCAGATTTAGACGCAGGGGCGGCATTAAATAATTGGGTATGTGTCGGAATTTCTATTTTATGGACAGATATCAAGTTTTATTCGCGGGGAAACTTACGACAAACATATATTGTTTTATCACCTGTCGGGAACAGGGAAAGTGCAGAAGGGGCGCACTACACACTAGGCAATATCCGTTCAACGGACGCGCTGAGCGATTTTGAAAAACCGTTTCGCGGGATGCTGGCGGATGTGCGCCATTACAATCGTGTCTTGACGGATGCGGAATTTGCACAGGTGAACGCGGATGGTATCGGCGGGTATGGGGTGAAGAATGGGATGCTATTCCAGGGTCCGTGCGTGCTAACAAAAGACCTGGCTTATTTTACCGACCATAATATTTCCCCGACCGACCGTCTGATAGACAACATCCGTGGACATGTAGGCAAAGCTGAAATTGAAGCAAATTACACGAATGACGGCGAAATAATTACGCGCATTTTACCATAAGGAGAATTATGGCTGACACTAATGAACAATTACTCGGGACGATCACACCCATTGACAGCGATTACTTCCGTGCGGTAGACAACCCTGGCGGCACTCCCGTCTCGTCCAATGTTACCGGGACGGCGCTGAAGGCGTACCTCAAAGCCTACAACGATACACTATATTATGGCAAAGCCAATGTGGTATTTACCACATCTGACTTCAACAAAATAAGCGATGTCACACTGTCTGCTGTGACCGGGCTGGAACACACCGTTGTCTCTGGCGGGAAGTACCGCTTCTCGGCGATGCTACTCACCACCACCAACGTGAGTGGCGGGGCGAAGGTGGCTCTTTCGGGCACGACCACAGCAACGATAACCAATTACCGCGTAGAGTTTTGCGGACAGACAACGTATAGTACATATAGCTCGGTCGCGTTGGATAACCCGAAGGGGGAGACGGCATTGGTCTACATAGTAAAAATATCCGGATATATCGGCGTGAACGCGGGTGGAACGCTGCTGGTGCAGTTTGCCCAGAACGCAAGCTATGCCACGGCGAGCATAGTGAGGACTGGTTCATGGTTTGAAGTGGAGAAAATGGGATGACATTTATAGATATCAGCAGGTATAACGGCGTATTTGATTGGAACAGGGCACTTGCGGCCGGCGTGACCGGGACATACATCAAATCATCTGAGGGGCTTTACACTGACTCGTTATTCAGGATCAACAGTGCGAGCTGCCCGGTGAAATGGCGCGGAGCGTACCACTTTCTCGCATATGGCACGGGCGCATCAGGGGCGAGGCAGGCTGAATATGCGGTCAACCTAATCAAGGATTGGAGATATAACCTGCCTGTCGCGCTTGATATTGAGCCTGGTAACGGCTATGACAGACCCTTCGTATTAGAGGATGTGCTGAATATCGCGATGGATTTTGTCAGGCGATACAGGGAATTGACCGGGCACTATCCGACGATATACGCCTCCTCGAGTCGCACACAGTACATGGGTGCGTTTACAATGTGTCCGCTGTGGGTAGCGCACTACACATCTGCAGCCGCTCCGAGGGTCTACGGCTGGAGTGATTACGCACTGTGGCAATATTCCAGCGAGGGCAGCGGGGCGGTGTACGGCAACGCGGCGGGCAACGCTTACATCGACCTCAACCGGAAAGGGAAACCGGTGCGTGAATGGGCGATTGGAGAGGCGTTTATCGCGCCCGAACAAGAACCAGGCGTATTTCAGGCACAATGCACGGCTGACAGATTGATTATCAGGTCGGCGCCGTACGTCTCAACCGAAACCGACACAGGCAAGCGGTTATTGCTTGGTGACATACGTGAGGTAACCGCTATCCAGGGCGATTGGTATAGGATCGCGGAGGGCTGGGTGTCCTCGCTCTACATGGCGCGGATCACAGAACCTATCGAACCAGAACCTGAACCCGAGCCGCTGACGCTTGAACAGCGCGTGGATTCATTGGAAGAGCGCGTGACGAAATTGGAGGCGGAATAATGGCACTAACAAGATTACCAGGAAGTAAGTGGTGGATTGAGACCTCGGATTTAATTTCCGAGACTGTCGGCGTTGCACCGTATCACTGTAAAAATACAAAATTTGATTTTTGGAGGTAAACAATGTCTTCTATTCCAGTAACAAGTTCAGCAAATGTTGCCACAGACGTAGGGTTCGCGCTGAATGCCATATCAAACGCCGGATGGACGGATGCCAAAAGAGACAGGGTGAGCGCATTGGTCAATTCGATGTATTCAAGTTATCAGGGTGACCCTAAACAGGTTGAGGCTGCTCAATTGCAGGCGAGGCTAGATGCGCTGATTGCCTTGAGAGACAGGTTGGTGTAGGGATGCCCAAATTTGATACTGGTAGAGTTAAGGAACTGAGTAGCCAATATATTGATTGTATTTGCTCCAATTGCGGGTCGGTAATGATGACTGCTCGCGCATACAAAAATGGAGAAACCTCAGGCAATATGTTCGGAATGAAGTGCAGCAATTGTGGTTCTGATAAATTTATCCAGCGTGAAAACAAAATAGCTGAAGAAGAAGCCGAGTTACTGGAGTTTTATCAGATTGTACGCCGGGCATTATTGATGATTGGCAGTTGGATAGATAAA